TCTTTACCGCCTGCAGCTACATTGGGTCGGGTAATCACGATCTTATCTATCGCACCCTCGTAGTACAATTTTGCTGCCATTGTAGCAGCCATATACGTCTTACCTGTACCTGCGCATCCAACCACAAATACTAGAGGATCCTCCTGTAGGGCTTTTGAGTATAACCTTTGATTGTATGTCTTAGGACAAAGCTCAATTGTCTTAATGGTCTTTGGAGTAGGGATGATACCATCTTCACGTTTCTTTCGGCGGGTGTATCGCCGGGCATTTTTGCTCATAGCTGCTCATTAGTTAAGTACTGGCGGGATTGCACTAAGGGTATTATACCAAAAAGGGCCACCATTCGGTAGCCCTTTTCTTATTTTATGTATAATAATCATTAGTTTATCTGATTGGACAGGCCCCTGTGGCACAGTCTGCCTCTTCTAGCTCTAGTAAACTGTTACCTGCATCTAGATCTACTGGAAGTAGGGATGATGCATACTCAGAGTATATCTCCTCGGTAACAACTTCCTGGGGAAGATATGCGTATCCTAAATCAGCCGCAGTCTTTGTTGGGTCGTTCCGATAGATGAATGATACGCCTACATATGTATCCCAGTTTTCTAAGATCCATTCGATTATCAGAGGTACTTCCTCGACATCATACGATATTGTAACCGAGCAATTGTGATCAACATAGTTTTCCATCATCAACTTGTAACGGTTGAGCTGCTCAACTGCAGTCTCGACATTAACAAACTTACCATCAATCTCTGTAAACTTTACGTCCTCATAGGCTACCGGAAAGGTAACTAGAACGCTGTCAGACTCAAATGGCTTCTTAATCACTTTATACTTTGCCTCACGAAGCATGGGTACAAGGGGATCATGTTTTGAGAATGTAATGTTGTTAAACAGGTATTTACCTAGAGGTCGATGCACCCCCTCAGTAGTATCCATAATTTTGCTTAGGCTTCCGCTTGGCTTAACTGTGGTTACAGCTTTAGGTCGTGGTAGAGAGAGACTGTCTGCCATATGGAATGCACCTCTACGTGCCCACATACGAAGAGATGTAAGAAATTCTGCGGAATCATCCCCGTAGTAGTCTAGGAACTTAACGATACCAGTAAGACCTACGCCGCAGAGACGTAGAAACTGATTAAGTTCGTGCCAGGATCTCTGCAAAACACCATCATCTAGATCCACACATGTCTGACGATAGTTTGCCCGACTAACAATCCAGATCGCACGTTCAAGGTCTTCAACATCCCCTAAGAATTTGCCCAGGTCAATCTCGACTAGGTTACAGAAACTCTTGTTTCCTAACAAAATTTCTGCACATGGGTTGCAACCTTTAAACCAGGGCGCGCGGCGTTTTGCGGCTTCTGCGTTAACAAATCCTGGCTCAGAGCCACCCGCCTCGACCATGCGATCAAAAATGTAGGATAGTTCCCATTTAGTTGGCTTACTATGAAACATGATGCTGTTATTAGACTGTTGTCGGTGATCGTTGTTGTGAAGCCAAAAGTCTTTCTTAGCGGAAATGAATTCATCAACCTCAGGATCGTCGATAGGCATGAGCGCTATCTCAGCTGATCGTCGGGAAGATAGCGTTGTACCCAACAAGTTCAGCAGATCTAGAACGTCAATACGAGATAGAAGCTGACCCGCACGTTTGTTCATAAGATCACATATCTTCGAGAAGGCTTGGGAGATCGTTTCATCACCAGACGAAATCCAGCCGTAACCCTTTAAGCGTTCACCTGCCGGTCGTATCTCGGTGAAGTCTAGAACCAGACGATCAATAGGAGACTTCAACGCCAAGATCTTTCCTATAGATTTAGCCCAGGCTTCCGCACTATCTCCAATCTTAATATGTGTAACCTTCTCGCCTTCGTCATTAACGAATGTACGCTCTTGGTTATCTGGAAAGCCTTTATCTGTGCGAGTGGATCGTATCAACTCAACCTCTAGAGGCTTAGCAAAACCATTAAGCGTACCGCGCACAGGCTCGAAGCCAACGCCACAGCCCTGTAATAGCAGCCAGAACTGATCCACAATGTCGTGTACTGTTTCAGACTTACCAAAGCTGCAGTTAAACTGTGAAGCCTCACGTGTCTTAGCAACGTCTGTACCACCAAGCCATAGTGTGCGGCCCGAGGTTGTTGCTTTACGATCTACCATCAAGTCCCAGAGCTCCTGAAGCTCCGCTAGTTCATCGATGTTAAGCTTTTCACCTTTGGCACGTTCCCACAGCCACTCCTGGTGATCAATTACCCGAGACACTGTCTGTTCCCAGGTTTCAAATACCGTTCCCTCGTCATTCAGTGGACGGTTGTACGTCCGCCTAGTGACCATATTAGCCCGTGTAGAGAACTGTCGTTTATTATTCATCGCTGCCTTCCTCGTCTAAAAAATTCAGGCACTGTTTTGTGAAGGCCTCGGATGCAGCCTGCATTTTCAGTACGTGTGTAAGTGTTTTGTGATATGCATCCGCAAAATGATCTCGGTGCTCGGTGTAATCTGAGAGAGCATCCTTTACGGCCTCGTCAAAATGATCATCCCAATCGTCAGCCAGCGCCTGGGCATCCTCAAGATCTTCTTTCAGCTCTTCGATGCGCTGCACGGCTTTCTTCAGGAGTATGCCTTCGACTGTCTTGGCAGAATCCACTACCCAGACCCCATCTTCAGCTTCAAACCAACGGATGATTTCTTGTTCAATACTCTTCATGCTACTAAGTCCTTTAGGTTAGGTGGTTCGTAATTTGGCCCCTTTAAAACCTTCCCGTCCTCGCGATATATTGGTTGTCCATCATCCCCTAATTTAGACATGTTAGATGCGTGAACTCGGCGCACAGCCTCGTCCAAATCCCATCCGAAAGTCGCAGCAAATCCGTACACAACGTAAACTAGATCTGCCAATTCCTTAAGGATTTCATCAGCTTCTGTGGCTTCAAGAACCTCTGCGTATTCTTCCTTGATCAACACGGTACGCAGACAATCTTTCAGACTACCTTTCGACCAGGGATGTCCCATTGACTGTTGATATGTTCTGGAAAAATGCCGAACCATGTCCAAAGGGCTTTTTCCAAGGTACGTATTAGGATCACGTAAAGCTTCAGATCCTTCATCAAAATACTCATAGCCAGGGGTCATAGGTGTTCCCCCCGCTTGTGCATTTCAATCAGATCTTCGATGAAAAACTTCATTTTGTTGAGATCGTACAGGGTGTCAGTCCCGTCTTTCTCGCCCAGCCGATAACATGCCTTAAAGATATCTCCACGGCTCTTGCTCATGCCTTTATGGCTAATCAAGTGACGTAGTTCATTGGCGTGGGAAGGTATCTTGTAATACGATGTAGACAGGCCATCAGATGAAATTTTTATCCTATCTGACGCAGAAATATTTACAGCAGCGCTCATTGTATGCGCCCCTTAAAATCTACAACGGAAAGCTTAGGCCCCGTAGCTTCTTCTTGCGCGCTTTCGTGGCGATCTAGATCCGCACCATACTCGGCATATTGAGAGGCTTTTAGTAATGCCTCGGGATCAACTTCCATAATGGCCATTATACCCCGTAAGAGGACAGAAAAACCTCCTCTAACATCATCAGGCATATCATCGCTAAAGTGATAACCGGCCTGTACTGACATAGCTCCGTCTGGATCGCAGATGAACCTTAACATCATTGTGTTTTCGTCTAATTCGTTTTCTTTCATTTGCCTGTAACTTTCTTCAAGAAATATTCAGCATCGACCAAGGCCAGAGGCTTTTTTCTATCTGCTTTAAGGATAACAACGGGCTCCATTCCGGTAGGCGCATTTTCAATCGCCTGGTCATAGAAGCCATAGACAGCAATACCCTTACGGGCCTTACATTCTATCGTGAGGGGAACACTCTTACGGGCCGCTGGGCTGAGTTGCACATCTTCTCCTCCAGCTCCCATACTTGTGCTCTTCACATCGTCAGGTTCGAGTGTAGGAACAAGCTCCAAGATCCGATCTCGGGTCCACTGTTGGAGCTTGCGGCCTTTGTTCTTCGCGCTGGAAGTTTTGATAGGCATCCTAGTCTACGAACCACTTAAAGGTTGGGCTCTTAGCCTCTGGATTAGACATCTTAGATGGGCGGCGTGTGACGGTTGGCCAGCAAGACTTCTTAAAGCTGCAGAAGCCGCAGTTCTTATGCAGAACCTTGTCTCCGGTAGCCTTACGTCGAAAGTATTCGTCTTGGAGCTCAAAACCTCGGCGGAAGGGCTGATTGGTATCGAGAGCCTCCACCTTGTATTTTCGGTCTTGCCTTACATCATCTGCCTCAGCTGGATTATCCTCAACTTCAACTACAGAGATCTCACCAGATGATTTATCAACAACGATCCATCCCCCCGGCTCTTTCTTCTGAGCATCTGCGTACAGATACATCTGTCCGACATAGCCAAAGCCATCGTCTTCCTTTAAGCCTGAGTAGCCTAATGACCACTTGTTCTTAAAAGCAAACGGACTGCAGCTCTTGATGTCATAGACTTTACCATCAATGTCTATGTCAGACTCGCCTTTGATAGACACACCAGAAACGTCTAGTTCTACCTTGTCTCCATCGCTTGTTACCTGGACACTCGTCATATCCAATAGCAACCGTACAATAGCCTCTACGCAGTCTCCAATGAGCATCCGTACAACATGGTTGTATGGCATTGGTTCAGCGTCAGCACCTTCCTTCTGTTTCTGTAGTACACAGAGATTTCTACCAACATTAGAAGCCCGGACCCGAAACTCTGGATCTCTAGGTGTAAGCTGTTTGCGAACAGATTGTTTAACCTGCTCGCCTAGCTCTTCGATCATCTGATCTGTGAAGCTCACAGGCTTACCGTTGGATATGTTATCCAGTAAGCTTTTTAGCTCGGCTTCTATTACGGACAGTTCCATAACCGACCTACTCAAAGTCGGCTTCTAGGTTGTCATATTCTGGAACAACGTACTCTCCAGCAGACCTTTCTGTTATCGCAGTCTTGTGTGACTCTAAAATCTTAGCGTTTTCAGAATCAACCATTTCAGCAAAGGTGCGAACTGTCTCCGCTGTCTGAATATCGAAGGGTGCTACAGACGATGCATCAAAATCATAGTGCATGACATAGTAGGTCACAGACCCATTCTTCTTGCGTTCAAGGCTTACGTCGATCCAGAAATCCCATACAGATGCACCTTTAGGTAGCTTCTTAACTACTTCATCTTCGAACGGCATGAAGTTAGAACCTTTGAGAAGCATAATAGCTGGTTGGTTCTCAATTTTTACAGACTTGCCTGATGCATCCACCCCTTCGTAGGATGTAAGTATACGCAGCTGTCGGAAGCAGGTTACGTTCTTAAACCGCTCCTTTTCGTACTGCTCCATCTTACTCTTGGGCTTTGTCATGCCACATTTGGATGTGCCGCGTGTATCTAGAAACTCTTGACGAAAGCTTTTGGCTAGTAAGGTTTTACAGACTGTCTTATTCAGCTCGGGGTCATACTCGATGTATTGATAGTGTTGACCGAGTACCCGGATCTTAATGTTTTTTGCATACGCTATTTCAGAATGATCCCGGAGATACATAGTACCTCTAGGTAACTGATTGCCTGCCTCGTCTTCATCATCGAGGTTGATTTTTACCATACAAACACGGTCATTAGACTGTGCTTCTGGAACAACGCCCATCTTTTCTTTTAGGCGTTGTTCTTCACGTGGGTCTACTACTGCTAGATCGTTCATGGACCTATTAACTCCTCATATGTTAGGGTTACGAAGTTACCCTAGTACATACATTAAGTCAATTCAGTTTCTTCCATTTCCATCCAGTTTTTTCCAATTTCCATCTCAACATCGAGCGGCAAAACAAATTCGTAATCGAAGCGCTCTTTAATCTCCTCCTGTACCCCAGACAGCGCCCATGCCAGTGCTTCTTTTACCTGTTTGATTTCTCCAGGAAAAACGTCTGCCACCAAACTATCGTGCACAGTGAGTATGATCTTTGACTTTAGGTTGCGCTGCTTAAAGGCTCTCAAAGCACGAACACAGGCCAGCTGCATAATTATCCCAGCGAAGCCTTGCACAGGGTAATTTACAACTGCAGTGGCATTGGTGATACGTCCGTTGCCTAATCTCCTAGCATCCTCGAACATATACCGCTTGCCAGATGGTATGCGAACTAGGCCATCCTGCAGCACACCGTCCATTAGACGTTTATGCCAAGTGGCTAGACCTTTGTAGATCCCAAAGTAGGCCTGGAAGTATGCTTGTATATGCTCGGGCTCAGTCATACCCATTCCTCCATATAACGGAGAAAATGTATAAGATTTCGCGGCTTGGCGCATATCTTTTGTAACAGCTGATACCTCACACTGGTTTATGATAGCCGCAGTTTGTTTGTGTACGTCCTTACCTGTGAGGATATCTTCTATAATCTGGCTGTCTTTACTCAACTCACCAGCAACACGAAATTCAACTCCCGAATAGTCAATCTCCAAAATTTTTCCGTCTTCAAACCTACTTATTATACATTTACGTACCGGGAACTTAGATCCTTTAGGTAAGTTTTGGAAATTCGGCTTGCTAGAGCTCAAGCGTCCTGTCCTAGCGATAGTTTGGTTGAAGTTAGGGTGTAGTAGGCCATCAAATCGAGTCCACTTACGTATCGCGCCGACAAAAGAAGACAGATAGGTACTGATTGCGTTGTAGCGCATGAATTTTGTAATATATTCTACAGCTAGATCGTTCTTCTTTGCTTGTGCCTGGCCAATCAAGCGTTTCAGGGTAACCTTATCCGTCTTAAACCCATGAATAGAGGCATCTCTAGGCCCCTCTGGTACAAGCTTTAAGCCTGCTTTCTCTCCAGTTGGTACGTAGAACACACCCTGGCCTTTACACTCGGGGCAGGGAGATAAGTTCTTATAGGGCTCACCTTGTACTCTGTACTGTACCTTATTCTTAGTCCGGTACTTCGTTTTGTATTTCTGGATTTTACCACTGCCATCACATGCACCACAGCATTGTATATGTGTCTTCTCGACCAAGATAGTAGTGGTACGCACAGCGGTATTAAACTGGGTTTTCTTTGGCATCCTGGCTGGAGGAAGTGGTTTTCCGTTTGGCCCTACACCTACGTTAAAAATCCGGCGATGTAAGTCCCTGTCAGTCACCACCCGACCGTAGAAAACCTTATTCATGCAGATACCCGAATTCAAATTTATAGGGGTGTCTCCCATAAGTTTCTCGTTAGTAGCCTTGAGGTATCTACCTATTTCTTCTTGCTCAGCGATAAATTCCTGCTCGACTTCCTCCAAGACATCTAGATCAATCTTACAGCCATTGTTTTCCATATGAGTGAGAAACTCTAAGTTAAGCTGTCCTAACTCAAAACATGGCTTCATGTCCTCATATTCCGGTGAGTTAAGCTCTTCCTCTTGCTGTAGGTATATTTCAGCACAGCTAATCACATCAGCTTCCGCGTACTCTAAGACTGTATCAATGGGCATAGCCTCGAAGCCAGTACCACTCTTGAACATCTCGTCTACCAAATCGGATTTCTTACGAGTTACATCTCTTCTCTCGGCTGTAGCTTTTAGCGACAATACCCACGGCCTTGCCTGGGCAAACATAAACTCCCGGACCATCGTACACTCGACAGGAGGTAGATCGAATTCCATATCAATAAGCCAAGAGGCATCGAACTTGGCATTATGAAATACAGCTTTAGTGCAGCTGTCCAGCGCGTCTTGTAAAGGTTTCCGACCATCAGCTTTTGGAACATCATTATGGTTCCACACCAGATGATTGATAGGGGATATAACTCCATCCTCGATAATCACCCAGTGAGCTGACACAGCATAGTTGTCTGGGTTCTTTGGACTGTTATCTATGTCACCGTCTATGATTGATACTTTTACCTCTAGGTCTCCCACAAACACCCTATTCGACATAGCGAGATACCTCGCCGTGTAGATTGCAGATGATCGTGTTGTGCCATCCGTTAATCTTGTTCTTAGATACAGTGATGAAACGTGTAGGATCTTCCTCTGCATCATCACTGGAGCCTGAGTGCTTGCCTAGACCAATAATGATATCAGCTTCAGCCGCTTTAGAGATCTTGCTCCCTGCCATCATGTCGTAGGTAACACGGGTCTTACCTGTAGCATCGTTAGACGCCTGGCTGACGCCCCAGATTACGCAGTTATGACGCTTAGCACTCTCACGGGCTCGACGGTATATCTCACCCAGACGCTCATGTGTGGCGTTGTATGATCCTCTGACGCTGATTTTATCGAGCTGGTCAATAAACACCGCTGCAGGTTTATGCTTGGCTAATGCTGCCTCTACCTTCTCAATATCCCAATCTTGAGCATCGTATATGACCAGGCTACCCTGCATCTTGGCCTTAAATATCAGCTCAGCTTGCTCACGGTCCTCGGCTACTCTTTCTTTTGTGTATCCCAGGGCAGTGCCATAAGCCCGTTTGATAGTGTCCTTGGTGCTTTCTTCGTTACCGATTATTAGAACCTTGTGACCCTGATCTATGTAACCTCCAGGCCCAAGAGCTAGAGAAAGTACAAAAGCAGTCTTACCGGTCTCAGGTGTCGCAAAGATGATTCCGAACTTACGGCGGGTGATACCTGGTATCTTCCTGTGTAAAGAAGACAGGTTAAACTCAAGCAAGCCCTCCTCTTCTTCCTCAGCTAGGATTTCGGTAATGCTAAGTGTCGTAGGCTCTCCGAGATCATCCGGCATGTAGCCTTCGCTGTTTCTCTCGACTAACTCCAAAGCCTGTCTAAAGGCATCGTCATTACCTTCTGAGATCTCCAGGCCGTAGGAGGCAAGTCTTTTACCTACGCTGCGCCTCCAGAGATGCTCAATGCTATCCTTTGCAATGTCAGGGCTGATCACAGAAGCTTCCTCTATGTCATCAACCAAATCTTTCATATTGTGGCGGTCAGCTTTAGTAGCCACAGGATTGTTCAGCTTCCACAAAGAAAATAGTTCTTCGCAAGATAGGTTATGCTGATATTTTTCGTGTGCCTCAGTGATAGCCTCGTACAATTCTCGGATATCATCTTCAAATAACTGCTTTGATAGTTTTTCTTTGTTTTGTTCATAAAAGTCATATGATAATAAACTTTTTAGAAAGTTAGTGTCCAACATGTCTCACCCCTATGGTATGTATTAGGGTTGTAATATTACATTAGTGAGAACAAAAATAAAGCCCCTCAAATCAATGAAGGGCTTATTTTTTAGTTTTGTGTGTGGTTAATTAGCTAAGATGTTCTTATCTTTAGCTTTGTTATGTCTGGGTGAGCATCCCCCCGGCGCTCCTTAATATCGCATTGCTGATAGACTACTCTAGGATTACCGCGCGTTAGTTCTTTCATCGCGGCTTCTAATCTAGCTTGTTCTTCAGCGGCTTCCTTAAAACCCCCAGGCAATTCATAATCAACCAAAATGAGCCCTCTTGCTTTCAATGGTCTTCCCCTTTTCCTTGTGTTTAACGTCGGTACTAGGTCAGCTTCGACGATGTATAATTAGCAGCTATACGGAAAAGGCTGGGGGGCCAAGGTGTGGATGCATCACATATATAGAAAAAATGACGGGCATGAAGCCGCCTGTAGGTGATAAATTACTAGGGCCAGATTTATCGCACTTATAGGCAAAGTTTCTAGATTTTAACCAAGTAGACGAACAAAGATAAGACCGAGCATACTTGGATCTTTTTGTCGTGAAATTAGGATCAACTACCCTCATAGCTGGCGTCCTCCCCTAAAACAGTCTGTATTTGATCCATGTTGAGCCATTTCAAATCATCTTCCAGAAACACAACTTTAGTGTTTACTCTACCTTCCAGTTTGCTTTTAAGCTTTATTGCTTTCTTACTAGCGTCTTTATCCAAGGCTACAACTACCTTTGTAAAGTGTAATAGTTGTGACCTTTGTTGAGAGCTTATACTGGTCCCAAGTAATGCGCAACCCGAACAAAAAGAGAACCTACTTACACTCGCAGCTGATGCAGCATCTTCTACAACAACTGCAACCTTACCTGAACCTATCTGAAGTAAGTCAGATGTATTTCCATAGTTCTTCCACTTAGGTTTTTCATTGCGGAGAGATCTGCCCACACCAGCTGTGCCACAAGGGAACATGAATATGACCCTACGAAGCGCTGGGCTGTACCTTACATCTATTAAACCATCCTCGTAGGCCTGCAGAGAGTTAACACCTTCGAGGTACTGTATGGCTTCCTTGTGGTTCCTAGCGGGAGATAGGTTTGGAGGTAGAGTAGCCACAGGAGTTGCGTCCTGCTTAGTGGCGGCGGCGAGACGATCCTTTAATCCATTTAGCGTATAGCCAACCTTCTTAGCTCCTCGAATACCGCAGCTCGCCTTGAAGCAATTCCACACCCTAGCTCCTTCAGAATACTTAATACCAAACGTCTTGTTACCACCACAGAAGGGACAGTCTATACGGCGACTTTCACCCTCTCTCAGTCTAATGTTATCCAACATCTCAAGCTGTTCTTTGTAAGTAAACAAGGTATTAGGCTTTCATTTTATGCGTGTTGTAACTCATTGATAATTTATGCGCGGCTTTTACCCTGAAGGTCGTAGGTTCAAATCCTACTCCCGCAACCAAAGACTGAAATCATTACACAATTTGGTGTTTTGATATGCTGTGCTGCCATATGCTACCGCTACCCTAGTAGCTACACTTTTTATTACCTTATAAATCATCTTCTTGTAGTACGTGATTCTAGGTAATACGCACCCTCTGTTGAGCGCAGGGAGCACGTAATATCTAGCAGTTGTTGATAGGACATATAGATAAACTGTGGGTTGTCTCCATCGTCTGGAAACTGTGTCAGAAGAACACTGCCATCATCAGAGATCACCATCTCAACCTCAAAGAACATATCCTGTTCATCGATGGTAGTAACAAGGCTGGCGTCAGGCTCAAATTCTACGGTAAACATTACAGAAGGGTTTCATACTTGTTGAAGAGCTGTTCAAACTTCCATTGGTATAGTTGCTGCATACCTATTAAGGCGTTCATCAGTTCATCCTGAGTAGGGTCACGTTCACCGTCACCTATCTGTTTAAACACTGCCTGTAGATCATCACATACATGCCAACAGTCCATTATCATTGGTTCTAAGTCGTACAGCTTAGGCATCATCACCCTCCGTAAGTGCGTCCCAACTCACCGGGAATAGCTCAATCATCTTGTGGTCTATCTGCTTTGCTACCTCACGGGTCTCTGCCTGCGTGTCATCCTTGCAGCGCAGGTTACACATGTCAGCGAAGGCATCTAGTGAACCTGACCAGTACCACTCTGTCATAGTAGACTGTGGTAGTTCCATACGGGCTTGCTCAGGTGCTACACCGTGAGCTAGTAGATCCTTGTAGGCTTTAAGTGCTGCCCATCCTGAACTACCCCAGTCACCTACATTTACTACACCCTCAGAGCCTTGCTTCTTATCGGCACTGCGTCCACGCCATGCGTAAGGA